ACAACATGATGAAGATGGATACTACATTTTAAATAATGGTTCATACTGTTCAGAGGGTGAAATTGAAACTATAAATTAAAATATATTAATCTTTTATCGCCTTTTATTAAAAATTAACCTCCTTTTAAGGGGGTTTTTTTATATCCAACATTTTGTTATATTTCTAACATTCAGTTAGTTATGATTAATTAAATTGTAAATATTTATATTTCTTTGTCTTTATCAGCTACAAACAAGCCATATACAAGCAATTTAAGCACCTTTTTAGCTAGTTTCACACCCCTTCTGGTAGTTACCCCTCAATTTAATTTAATAAGCCCTTAAAACGCCTCTAATTTAATATTTAGTTGTATTATATTATAAATAGAGGGGACTCTCCCTGTTTGCAAACGCTCTGTGTATATTACCCAACTCTCTCTACACTTCATACTTTCCATCTGACACTTGTATGTTCTTTATGAATTCAATACCTTTATGAATCTAATAGGTTATGGCTAGAAAAAAAATGTATGATGAAAATTATCTTAAGGCAATTTCCTATTGTATGGATAATGGCATAAAGATATATCCTGTGCCTAAGAGCCGTAAAGAGTATTATCTTGAAGTTAACGACAATGGTAAAATAATACGTTCACCAGAGGCTTATGGATTAAAGCAGTGGAGTGATAAGATAGTTGAATTATACACATTCTACTATTACAAACATAACCCAACCGACAAATAGTCAGATTATATATGTTATATATATATACATAGTGTATATATAGCATAGTGTAATATATTACATAGTGTATATATACATAGTGTAATATATAACATAAAGTATTATATTGCATAGTGTATATCATGTATAACATATACATACATAATATCATATATAACTGACATATATTCAGTTGGAATAAAGTAAAGTACAAAAACAAATTAAATTATTATTTATAATATGGCACTAAAACAAATTGAATTAGAAGTACCAACAACTCTATCTGACATTAAACTTTGGCAATATCAAAAGTATATGAAAGTCATAGAGCAGAACAAAACAGAGAATGCCGAAGATGATGAAAAGATAAATGATTTCTTAAATATGAAACTTGTAGAAATATTCTGTAATGTTTCACTAAGAGACGTTAGTAAGATTCCTTTGAAAGAGTTTAATAAAATACTAGAAATATTAAATAAGGCATTTGAAGAGAAACCTAAACTTATACAAAGATTTAACTTGTTAGATGTAGATATGGGGTTTATACCTAAGCTTGATGATATAACTCTTGGTGAATATGTAGACATAGAAACTAATATTTCAGATTGGCAAAAAATACATAAAGCTATGGCTGTATTGTACAGACCAGTTAATTTTAAGGCAGAAGATAAATATACTATTGCTCCTTACAAAGTAAAAGAAGAAATACAAGAGTTAATGAAAGAGATGCCACTAGATGTAGCAATTAGTTCAATGGTTTTTTTTTACAGTTTAGGGAAGGAGTTGCTGGGAGCTATACCGAAATATTTGGAAGCAAATCTGAAGAAAGAGGATATGCTACAGCTAGAGACGCATTTGCACAAAAATGGGGGTGGTATCAATCAATTTATGCACTTGCTAAAGGAGATGTCAGAAACTTCGATGCAGTTACCGAGCTTCCACTCTACCAGTGTTTAAATTATTTAGCATTTGAAAAAGAAAAAGTAGACATAGAACAACAAGAATTAAAAAAAGCATATAGACAATGACAAGTTTTTACGACATATTAGATAAACTTAAAACATACCTTCAAGGCAACACAAATGTTAATTCAGTAACGTTTGGAGATATATTTGAAGTTGACCTAAACAAACAAACTATATTTCCATTATCACACATAATTGTAAATGGATGTACATTTCAAGACCATGTAGTTCAATTCAATCTACAAATTATCTGTATGGATATTGTAAATGAAACAAAAGAAGACAAGAAAGATTTAAACAACTACTTTCACGACATAAACAACAAACAAGATGTGTTAAATACACAGTTTGCTGTAATCAATGGTTTACAATCGGCACTAAGAAGAGGAGAATTGTTTTCTGACTTATATCAAATAGACACAGATTACACTGCCAATATGTTTGAAGACAGGTTTGAAAATTTACTTGCTGGTTGGAGCTTAGACATATCAATCACAGTGGCGAACAATCAAATATCAGATATTAACGCTAATGGTCAATCTCCTTGCTAATGAGTTTTAGATTAAAAAACACAGAATCATATCTAATAAGCTTTGTAAACAATCTTAAAAGATTATCAATACAGGAGCTAAAAAAACCTATAAAAAGAAGTTATAGTTCAGGTAGGGTAATAAACGAACCTTTAAATGCAAGCAGGAGTTTATCACAAAGTTTAATTGTAGAGGTTAAAAGTCAAAAAAATAAATTTAATGCGACAATAAAAGGAAATTCTTATGGAGAAAAAGTAGATGAAGGAACTAAATCAGGAACAAGCATTTCTCCAAATGACATAGTTAATTGGATTAACAGAAAGCCTGTAACGCTAGAGGGTTTAAATCAACAAAAATTATCTAACGTAACTAGCGAAACAAAAAATAGAATAGCAAATCAAATAACACAAAAAATAAAAAGAGAAGGAATAAAACCAACTAACTTTCTAACTAATTTAGTTAATGAACAGTTTAATAAACTTAAGGGTATAGAAAACATAATAACTGAAGATATAAATTTAGACATAGACAAATTTATGCAATCTATAGGATATATTAAACAAGGAGAAACATTTAAATTAAAACAATAATGTCAACAATAATAAACACAAGAAGTCCATTCTACTTCAAAGTATCTAACGCAGACTTGAGCTCTGTTAAGTTAGAATTATATATATGGACTGGAACAACAGCACAAAGAAATGCATCTTATAAAAGATACACTTTAACAAAAGAACAATTATTAGATGAATTAGATAGAGGAACAACCACTTCTACTACAGCTAATAAATTAGTTGATAGTACACAAAACTTTAATACTACAGCTCAAGTAGGTAGCTTTATAAAGAATACAACAGATTCAACAACAGCAAGTGTTACTGCTATTGATAGCGACACAACTTTATCTATAAGCTCCGACATTATGGCTTCAGGTGAAAACTATATACTATTTGCTAAACCTTATGTTGTATTTGAATTAAGTGAGCTTGCAAGAGATTTTATGGAAACAGAGTATAATAACTATGCAACTGACACTTTATGGATAGATGCAGACATTACTATTTATGATTCATCAGGAACTATAGTTCAAGTAAACTCTCAAGACACAAACACATCTAGTTTCTTAGGCATAGATGGTTATGGTTACTTTGAAGATGGAACTAATCCTAGAAGTGTTCAATACACAACACCTATGGTGCTTCAACACAATACTACAGTTTATTATAATGACGGTGCTGATATAAAGATTCCTATATATGCAGAAGCCGAGACAGTAACAGCTACACTAACAAGTACAGCGGGTGCAAATATAAGTTGGGATAATGCTGATGATTTTTGGGATACTTATGATGTGACTTGGGGTTCAGGAACAACGCCTGTAGTTATAACTGATAATGGAAATACTAACCAAAAAATACAGTATTTAATTATTACTGATAGTGAGGATTTAAACGATGGAGATTTTGTAACTATATCTAGTAACAACTCTTCTTATTCAGATGTAGTTATAACACTTAAAAAAGTATGTGAACCTAAATACACACCACTAAATGTAATATTCTATAATAAATTTGGAGCACTACAAAACCTATGGTTCTTTAAGAAATCCATGACTAATATAAACATTACCTCTGAGCAATTTAAAAATAATATTTTAGATATAGAAAACTCTGGAAGTACACCTTCTTATGCTTTAAGTAAACATCAAGAAAAGAAGTTTATGGCAAATGGTAAAGAATCAATAACTGTTAATTCAGGATTTTATAGCGAAGACCATAATGAAGTTGTAAGGGAAATGTTGCTTGCAGAACAAGTGTGGATTTTTGACGGTACAAATACTTTGCCAATTAACCTTAAATCTAATAGTCTTCAATTCAAGAAGTCAGTTAATGATAAACTTATTAGTTATACTTTATCTTTTGACTATGCTTATGATAAAATAAATAATATTTTATAATGCAAAAAATAGTATTATACATAAAAAATAATGATGATATCTATAAAAGAGTAGATATGTTTAATGATGAAACTATTTCATTAACATCTAAAATACAAGATGTAAGAGATATACAAAAAGTATTTACTGACTTTAGTCAAACATTTACATTACCCGCCTCTAAAACTAATAACAAACTATTTCAACATTGGTATAATTATAATATTGATAATGGTTTTGATGCAAGAAGCAGAAAAGATGCCGTAATGGAATTAGATTTCTCTCCATTTAGAAGAGGTAAGATTTCTCTTAATAATGTTAAGATGAAGGACAATAAACCTTTTTCTTATGAAGTTGTTTTTTATGGCAATACTATAAACTTAAAAGATTTACTTGGAGATGATGAACTAAGTACTCTTGGTCAATTAGACGATTATACACATGATTATACAAGTTCTAATGTTAAGAATGGATTACAAACAGGATTATCTTCTGGTAAAATAATATATCCTTTAATATCACACACAAAAAGATTTTATTATGATTCGGCTCAATCTAGCCCTAACTATAGTGGGAATTTATACTATAATACATCACAAAACGGTATTGGTTTAGAGTTTGATGATTTAAAGCCTGCCGTTAAATGCTTGACTATAATAGAAGCTATAGAAGATAAATACACTACAGCTAACGGATATTCTTCTAATGTTGTGTTCACTAGAGATTTCTTTAACTCAACTGAATTTAGTAATCTATTTCTTTGGTTAAGCAGAAACAAAGGAGCTATAGGAGGAGACGAAAATCAAGAAGAAACATTAAGTCGTATATGTGGTGCTTGGGGTTATTCTTCTGGTGACTTAGGTTTTAATATAAGTGGAGATACTTGGACTGTATCAACGTCAGGACATACAAGGCGTTATGATGCACAATTAACAATAACCACAACAGGAGCAGACCAAAGCAAACCTTATAGTGTAAAGGCTATAGATTATGTTACTGGAAATACATTAGGACAATTAGCTTTAGGTGCAGCAGCTTCAAGGGATTTTACTGTTCAATTAATATCAACATTTGAATTAGTTAATTATCAAATTAAATGGATTGTTGAATCTAATGAAACCTTATCTTTTACACCTACTCTAAATATGACAGAGTATATACTTAACCCAATAACACAAACACCTACAGGAACAAATACTGCTGTATTTAACATAGGAGGAACTGGAGCAAGTATATCTACAACAAGTGAAATTATAATAACAGATAATGTTCCTAAGATTAAAACTATTGATTTTCTTACAGGATTATTCAAGATGTTTAATTTAACAGCATACTATATTGATGATGTCGCTGATACAGACTTTGGAAAAATATATGTAGATACTTTAGATAACTTTTATTTAGATGCGACAAACAATCCGTCTGAAGGTAGTTATGATATAACAAAACATATAGATACAAAACAATTAACTATAGATAGAGCTTTTGAGTATAATCAAATTAATTTTGAGTACGAAGAGCCATCTACTTTGTTGTCCATAAATCATCAAGAACAATTTAATGAGATATTTGGTAATGAGGAAGTCAGACCTACATTTGTTGATAGAGGAACTAAATACGAGGTTAAAGTTCCTTTTGAACACATGAAGTTTGAAAGAATAATCGACACTAATCAAACAGGAACAAGTCCTTATTCGGCAATTACATCTCCTTCACCCTACATAACAGATATATTATGTGGATATTCAGCAGATGGCGATTTTGAATCTAAAACAGATGTAACTCCAAATACTGGTAATTATTCTCCAGTACTAACTAAACCTTTAATATTTTATGCTATACAAGAATCTGGATTATCTTCTGGAACAGGAATTAAGTGGATTTCAGACGGAACTCCTATAGAAATAACACAATATTACAGACCTTCTAATACTAATGAAGATGGCACAACATCAACTGCCGCTGCTTTTACAATTAACTTTGATGATGAAATAGATGAATGGAATTTAACTAATTACGATGGAGGAACTAATTCTCTATTTAAAAAGTTCTACGCTAATTATATTAACGGAATCTTTGAGGAAAAGAAAAGAATATATAAGTTAAAGGGATATTTGCCAACAGATATATTAGTTAACTATAGATTAAATGATGAGCTTGTGATACAAGATAGAACATTTACGATTAATTCTATAAGCACAAACTTCAAAACTGAAGTAAGTCAATTAGAATTACTTAACAAATTATAATTATGATTAAAAATATACTTGATTTACTAAACGCTTCTGATTGGCATGGAGCAGGAAAAAATATAGAAATAGCAAAAGGTAAATATATAGCTGTAAAAGACTTTAAACAAATGAAAGAACAACTTAAAAGATTGAGATATGCCAAGTAAAAAAATACTTATAGATGTTCAGGTTTCGTCAGGAGCTTCTCCTCAACAAATTAATGACGTAAAAAAAGCTCTTGATGGCGTTGCTAATTCACAGGCAAAAGTAACTAAAGCAACTCAAAAAGGTAGAGCACAATCAGGATTAAATAATGCTATACTTTTAGAAACAGGTCGTTTAGCATCAGATGCATCTTATGGTTTTACAGCTATAGCAAATAACTTGTCACAAGTAGTAACTTTATTTGCAAGTTTTGCAGAAACAAATAAAGGTGTTGTAAACTCTCTTAAGCAACTTGCTAAATCACTATGGGGTATTGGTGGAGTTTTAATTGGTGTTCAACTTTTAATTTCATTTGGACCAAAGTTATGGGAAATGTTGACTGGTGTAACACAAAGAATGAAAGACCTAGCTGACATTACAAAGCAAGCTAGTAAACAAGCGGGGGAACAAATAGGAAAATTACAAACTTTAGTTGAAATATTAGACTCAGCAACAGAATCTACTGTTGAGAGAAGACAGGCTGTTGATGAATTAAACAGAAGTCATAAAAACTTAAATTTAAAGTTAGATGATGAAGGAAGATTAACAAAAGAATCTAAAAAGGCAATAGAAGAATATATTCCTGTTTTAAGGGAAAAAGCTATGGCAAATGCTTTAATGACAAAAATACAGGCTAAATATGTAGAAATGTTAGATGCTGAAATGTCTAGTACACAAGACAATGTGGCTTGGTATGAGGCATTATTTATTGCAATAAAGAATGGAGGGGTAATGACATCTGAGGCAACCTTAGAAATAATGGAAAAAGCCAAAGAAAACAGAAAGAAGTTGATAGATGAAATACAAGTTGATATTGATTATTTAACCAATCAATTCAAGTCATTATCTACAACTGGCTTTGCTGCTGATGCTTTAGAAACCGTAAATCAATTAAAGTCAGCTAGAGATATTATAACAGACCCAGAACAATTAGCTGAAGGTAAAACAGCCTTACAATTATGGGCAGAAGAAACTTTAGGAATTATAGCTGACACTAATTTAAAAGAGCTAGAAATTACAAACAGAGCAAATCAAGAAAGAAATAAGAGAGACGAAAAAGCGTTTAAACAAAGAATGAAAATAGCTAGATTAGAGGCAGAAGGAAAGCTAGACCTTTTAGATATGTATGGTCAAGGGTTAAATCTCGCTTCTGAACTTGCTGGAAGAAATACTGGAGTAGGAAAAGCTTTAGCTATAGCGTCAACAACAATGTCAACTTATTCTGCGGCACAAAGAGCTTATGAATCTCAATTCTTACCTGTACCAACACCAAGTTCGCCTATAAGAGCAGAAGTGGCAAGAGGTGTTGCTATACTTTCTGGTTTAGCTCAAGTAAAATCAATACTAGCCGTAAAAACACCTGCAATGAAAGAGGTGTCTGGCGTTTCAGGTGCAGCAACAGGAGCAGGAACAGTTCAAGCTCCTGACTTTAATGTAGTAGGTGCTGGAGGAGTAAGTCAATTAGCAACCACATTAGCAGGCGTAACAGGACAACCATTAAAAGCGTTTGTTGTTAGTAAAGAAATAACATCAGCTCAAGAATTAGAAAGAAATATTACAAACACGGCATCAGTCGGTTAATTATTAAAATAAATTCAATATGAAAATAGTAGAACTACTTATAGACGAAGAACAAGAACTATCTGGGATAGAAGCTATATCTATTGTAGATGAGCCAGCAATAGAAGAAAACTTTATTGCATTATCTAAACAGCATGAAATAAAATTAGCTGAAGTAGATAAAGAAAAGAAAATATTAATGGGTGCTGCTTTAGTTCCTAACAAGAATATTTATAGACGTAACGGAGAAGATGAATATTATATATTTTTTAGTCAGGACACCGTTAGAAAAGCATCTGAATTATTCTTAATGAGAGGCAATCAAAACAAATCTACATTAGAACATCAAGCTGAATTGTATGGACTATCTGTAGTTGAATCTTGGATTATAGAAGACGATGTACACGATAAATCAAGAAAGTACAACATGGATTTACCAGTAGGTACTTGGATGGTTTCTATGAAAGTAAATAACGATGAGGTTTGGAATAACTATGTTAAAACAGGTTTAGTAAAAGGATTTTCTATAGAAGGATATTTTACTGATAAAATTGCTATGAGTAAGATAAATGAAATAGACAATGAAGAGGAAGCTAGAGAAATACTATTAGAAATTGCCAATTCAATACTAGATAACAAATATAAATTTGCTACATATAGCGATTACGGAAGTGGTGTTAGAAATAACGCAAAAAGAGGTATTGAGCTTAACAAAAAGGTAAATAATAAATGTGCTACAAGCGTAGGAAAAATAAGAGCTCAGCAGTTGTCAAGAGGTGAGAAATTGAGTGTGTCGACGATTAAGAGAATGTACAGTTATTTAAGTAGAGCAGAAACTTATTATGATGCTGGAGATAGTAAAGCTTGTGGAACTATATCATATTTATTATGGGGTGGTAAAGCAGGATTAAACTGGTCAAGAGGCAAACTAAGAGAGCTTGGTGAATTAGATTTAAATGACGATAATCCTTGTCAAGCAGGCTATGAACAAATAGGAATGAAAGATAAAAACGGAGTATTAGTACCTAACTGTGTACCTAAACAATAAATAATATGATAAAAAACACATCTTATAAAGTACAAGTAGATGTCGATACTGACGTCATAAGAAATCAATATAAAATAGAAGAAGGAGCATTTGTAACTACAGAAAGTGGAGTATATACAGTTTATGAGGGAGAATGGATTAAGCTACACCCACAAGCAGGTTTAGGAACTAATGTAGGATGGGCTAGATATATAGATAGCGAGTATACAGCAGCATCACCTTTAAGTTTAGCTAATGGTGTTTCTACGTTATTGCCTAATAATAAAGGAACTGTAATTAGAAGCGACTCTTCTGTTGAATATTATGAAAACGGTGCAAATCAAAAAATAATAGGAAGTCATTTAAACGACGTTTATATAATAACAATAGAATTTAAAGCACAAACTCCAAATGCAAATCAAACATATTTAGATTTGTCAATTCAAAATGGAGGAGGTGTTATTGAGAATCTTGATATTGCTTTAGCTTATATTAAAGGAAATGCAACGACACAAGTGTTTCATAATGTATTTCAATATTATATAGACCAAAACTTTCTTGATAATGGAGCGTCTATCTATATAGAATCAAACGGAAGTACTTCTACTGCTTGGGACATAGAATACTTTATACAAAAAACACAAAACTATGCGTAAAAAAACAAATGAAACAGTAGGAAATGCTGTTCCTACAAGTAAAAAAAGAGCTTGTATGTGTAAAGACGGCACATATTCAAGAAAGTGTTGTGATGGCACTTTAAGAGCTCAAGGTATAGGAAAAATATAAAAATCTAACAAGGTTTTTATATACAGTTAATTAAGTAAGATAAATTAATTTATAAATCGAAATTTATGGAAAACACTAAAGCTACATCAATTTTGAACGACATCATGGAAAAACTATCATTAGTTAAAAAGGATGAAGTAAAAGAAGTTGAGGTGAATCAAGAAGTAAATCTTTCGGAAGAAGTTAAAGAAGAAGAAAAATTATCTCAAGAACTTACTGAACTTGCTTGTCAAGAAGAAGAAGTAAAAGAGGAGTTATCTTCTGAAGAAATTGTTTCTGAAGAGTTACAAGAGGAAGTTCCTGTAATAGAGGAAGCCTCTGAAGAAATTGAGATGGATGAAACTAAATACGTTGGAAGAGACGAATTTGATTCTAAAATCTCTGAATTAAAGAAAATGATTGAGGAAATGAAATTAGGTTACAGTGAAGAAAAACTATCTATGGAAAGAGAAATAGAAAAGTTATCTGCTGAACCAGCTTCAGAACCAATATCACACAACCCTGAAGGGGAAGTAAAACAAAACTTTAAATCTTTTGGTCAAAACAGAGTTATGAACACTAGAGATAGAGTAATGAACAGAATTGCTAATTTAAAATAAACTAAAAACTAAAATTAATTAAAAAATGGCTACTACTACATCAATTACAAGTACTTACGCTGGCGAATTTGCAGGCAAGTACATTTCTGCTGCTTTATTATCAGGTGTTACACTTGACAGAGGTGGTATTGAAATCAAACCAAATGTAAAGTTCAAAGAAGTAATCAAAAAAATTGCTACTGATGCTAACGTAATCAAAGACGCAACTTGTGATTTCACTGATACTGCAACTATTACATTAACTGAAAGAATCCTTCAACCAGAAGAGTTCCAAGTAAACCTAGAGCTTTGTAAAAAAGACTTTAGAAGTGACTGGGAAGCTGTATCTATGGGATATTCTGCTTTTGACAACTTACCTCCTAAATTTAGTGACTACTTAATTGGTCATGTTTCTGGATTAGTTGCTGAAAAAACAGAAAACAATATCTGGTCTGGAGTTAACGCTAATGCTGGTGAATTCGATGGATTTACTACATTATTAGCTGCTGACGGTGACGTTATTGACGTTGCTGCTGGAACTGTAACTTCTGCTAACGTAATCGCAGAATTAGGAAAAATAGTTGATGCTATTCCTTCTGCTTTATACGGAAAAGAAGATTTATACATCTATGTATCTCAAAATATTGCTAGAGCTTATGTAAGAGCACTAGGAGGATTTGGAATCTTAGAAAATGCTGCTGGAACTGAAAATGTATCTAGTATCGGTGCTAACGGTGTATCTAATCAAGGTACTATGTGGTGGCAAAATGGAGCATTATCTTTTGATGGTGTAAAATTATTTGTTGCTAACGGACTTGGAGATAACAAAGCTGTTGCTGCTGAAAAATCTAACTTATTCTTTGGAACTGGTCTTTTATCTGACCACAACGAAGTTAAGTTAATCGACATGGCTGATCTAGATGGTTCTCAAAACGTAAGAGTTGTTATGAGATTTACTGCTGGTGTTCAGTACGGAATAGGGTCTGATATTGTACTATATTCTTAATAAATTAAATTAACCAAAAATTAGGGTAGGTGGGTTGATGCCTACTTACCCTTTTTTTATAAAAAATAATAAAACTATGGCTTGTGGACTAAATATAGGAAGAAAAGAACCTTGTAAAGATGTAGTTGGTGGTATTAAAAATGTTTACTTTGTAGATTTTGGAGACTTAGGTACTGTTTCTGAAACAGATGACGAAGTTACTAACATGACAGGAGACAGCAGTAACAATTTAACAGCATATAAATATGAAGTTAAAGGAAACTCGTCTTTTGAACAAAACATTACATCATCAAGAGAAAACGGCACTACGTTCTTTGAACAAACATTAAATTTAACACTACATAAACTTTCAAAAGAAGATAATAAAGAATTAAAATTGTTAGCTTACGGAAGACCTCATGTTGCTGTTGAAGATTATAATGGAAATGTATTTTTAATGGGATTAGAGCATGGAGCTGATGTTTCTGGTGGAACAGTAGTTACTGGAGCTGCTATGGGAGATTTAAGTGGATATACTTTAACTTTAACTGGTATGGAAAGAAAGCCAGCTAACTTTATGAGTGTTGATAGCACTTCTGCTACATTCCCATTCAGTCAATTTGCTGGATTAACTGGAACTGTAACTATTACAGAGGGTACTAATTCATAATAATTAAATTTAATTAGGTAATTAAAGGGGTACTTCGGTATCCCTTTTTTTATGAAAACAAATTAAGGATATTTTGTTATTTATAATATGGTAATATTAACAACATCAACAGACGCTCAGAGTTTTAAAGTAATTCCAAGAAGTACACCAAGCTCCGTTACGTTTGAACTAACTGATAAATCTAAAAGGACTACAAGTACAGTTTCAGTTTCTGTAACTAACTCTAATGGATACATGACCGTTACAGGTAGTTTTTCTTTAGTTGAAGGCAGATTTTATTCATTTGCCATTAAAAATGGTTCTGTAATTATATATAGAGGTTCTATTTTTTGCACAGATCAAACTAATTTTAATACCTTTGATGTTAATTCTGGAGAATACACTACAGAAAATACATACGATAACGATTTTGTAATAATATGAGAAAAGTAAATAAAATGGCAAGAAAAAGATACAATAATAACCCCCTGCCAAAAGTAGAAAAAGGAAAGATACATATAGTCAGTATGTCATCTTATACACGCCCTGAAATAAAAGAACAATACAATAGAGAATGGGTAGAGTACGGAGACGATAATAACTATTTTAATTATTTAATAGATAGATATAATGGTAGCCCTACAAATAATGCAGCCATAAATGGTATAGCTGAAATGATATATGGTAAAGGATTAGACGCAGTTGATAGTAAAGAAAATGAAAAGGATTATAAAGAGATGAAAGAACTCTTTACTAAAGACTGTATGAAAAAGATATGCTATGACTATAAA